ACAACGGCAATGGCTCGACCACTGTCTTTGCGTACACCTTCAAGATCTTCAACCAGAACGATTTGACCGTCATCGTGCGATCGGCCAACGGCACTGAGACGGTCAAGACGATCACCACGCACTACACCGTCAGCGGTGTCGGCGGCTCTGGTGGCGGCAACGTCACGATGCTGACGGCGCCAACAGCTACCGAAACGCTGACCATCCTGCGCGAGCAGGATCTGATACAAGAGCTTGACCTGGTTGAGAACGACCCGTTCCCCGCACAGTCGCTGGAAGATTCGCTCGATAAGCTGACCTTCATTGTGCAGCAGCAGGCCGGAGAGATTGCCCGATCAATCAAGGCATCGCGCACTAACACAATCACATCCACCGAATTCACGGTGTCGGCCGCAACGCGCGCCAACAAGATCTTCGCCTTTGACAGCGCCGGCGAGCTGGCCGTCACGCAAGAGCTTGGCACCTACCGCGGCAACTGGGCAACCGCCACGGCCTTTGCCCAGCGCGACATAGTCAAGGACACATCCGACGGAAACATCTACATTGTTGTCACGGCCCACACGTCCAGCGGCTCTCAGCCGATCAGCAGCAACGCCGACGTGGCCAAGTGGGCGCTGATTGTGGATGCAGCCTCGGCCACCACGTCTGCCTCGGCTGCGGCTGGTTCGGCGTCTGCGGCTGCATCGTCGGCCTCGGCGGCGTCAACATCTGCAACCAATGCGGCCAACTCTGCCACCTCTGCCGGAACCTCGGCATCAACAGCTACAACCCAGGCCACCAATGCTGCTGCATCTGCTGCTGCGGCTGCCGCAAGCTTTGATGCCTTTGACGATATTTACCTTGGGTCGTATGCGACCAACCCCACCGTTGACAATGACGGCAACGCGCTAACCACAGGCGACCAGTACTTTAACTCTGTCGCCAATGAATTGCGCATTTGGAACGGCACGACTTGGCAGGCTGCATCAACTGTTGGCGGCACAGTTTCATCGCTTTCCGTCACGGGGGTCGCATCCTTTGCAGACGGCTCCGCAGCCGCACCATCAATCACCAACACTGGCGACCTTAACACGGGCCTATTCTTCCCCGCTGCGGAGACTGTGGCTGTGTCTACGGATGGGGCTGAGCGTATGCGCGTGGATAACGCCGGCAACGTAGGGATTGGAACAACTTCGCCATCATTCCTTGTCCAAGCGGCTTTGCCCAACGCGACTACTAATAAACAAATAGGCTTAACCGAAACAAGCTACACTACAAACTTCAGGGCAGCATATCTTACTTTGTATGGGCTTTCCGCCACAGGGACAACCTTTGGCCTATCCAACGCAAACCTTGGAATACTTACATTCCAAAACCTTTCCGCTGGTTTAATTGGAACTAACGGCTCACAGCCGCTTGTTTTTGCTACCGCCTCGCTAGAACGTGTGCGTATCGACGCCTCTGGCAACCTAATTGTCGGCAACGGGGATACATCTGCAACTCCAACTTCCAGCACCTTGCGGACCACGAACGGCTCTGGCACTGACATTGCTGGCGCAAATTTAACCATCCAAGGCGGGCGCGGCACTGGCACTGGTGCTGGTGGTTCGCTTCTCTTCAGCACTGCTGCGGCAGGGACAACTGGTAGCAGCCTTAACGCTGCCACTGAACGTATGCGTATCGACTCCTCTGGCAACGTGGGGATTGGCACGAGTTCGCCCGTAAGAAAACTTGAAGTGGTCGGTGAGATAGCGTCAAGGTCAGGTTCTGATGCTGCCTCAATCTCCCATGATGGGACTAATGGAAGTTTGACTTTTACAAAGCAGGGTTTGTTGTACACTGACACGAATATGGTTTTCCATACTGCTTCTACAGAACGTATGCGTATCGACTCCTCTGGCGCTGTCACCATTGCCAACCTTGCAGGGGCAGGCACACGCACTGTCACCGCAACTTCTACTGGCGTTCTAGCCGCAGCATCCGATAGTCGACTAAAGCAAGAAGTGCCAGAAGCACACATTGCTGGCCTCGCGGAGATCATGCGGCTTCGTCCTGTGGCCTACAAATGGCTAGATGATATTGAAAAACGTGGCGATCAGGCTGCGGTTGAACTTGGTTTCTTTGCTGACGAAGCCAAAGACATTATTCCATCCGCCGCACCTATGGGCAACGATGGCTACTACGGCTTCTATGACCGCGCAGTGATTGCAGCCCTGACAAAAGGTATGCAAGAGCAGCAAGCAATCATCACCGCCCTAGAGGCCCGCATCGCCGCACTGGAGGCTAAGTAATGTCCACGGTCAAGGCAAGTTGGGCAACGGCCTACAACGCAGAAGCCGACCCGTTGTTCTTCATGTCGCAGCGCGGTGAAGCAACCCTTGAGGAATGGCAAGCCAAGGTCGCAGAGATCAAAGCACGCTTCCCCTACCCAAGTGAGTGATACGCAACAGGATATGTTTATCCTACCAAGAATGGAGAATTGAATGCCTTGGTCACCAAACATTAACGGTTCTATCCCCGCAGAAGATGCGGCTGCGGTAACCCCATCTGACTCCACAAGCTTGCCGGATATTGCCCGTTCGCTTTACGTCGGCACTGCCGGAAACGTCACTGTTTTGACGGTCGGGCAGAATGTTGTTACGTTCTCCAATGTGCAATCTGGCACTATTCTTCCAGTTCGCACTACTCGCGTGAACGCAACGAACACCACCGCAACCAACATCGTGGCTCTGTACTGATATGTTTGTAGGGATCGCCATAAGCCTCACGGCTGATTTGCTGTCATTGGCCTCTCCCGTTGCGTTGTTTGCAAACGGGGAAGTGGGCGCTTGGTATGACCCCTCTGACTTGACCACGCTATTTCAGGACAGCGCAGGGACCACGCCTGTAACTGCTCCAAATCAGACTGTTGGCTTGATGCTGGATAAGTCTGGCCGTGGCAACAACGCCACACAAGCTACCTCCACGCAGCGTCCGATTTACGGGATCAACCCCATAGTTGGTACGCGCAACCTGATAGTTTATTCAGAACAGTTTGAGAATGCTGCTTGGGGTAAGGTTGAAGCAACTGTAACCAGCAATGCAACTACCGCCCCAGACGGGACAAATACGGCAGATGCGCTCATCCCATCAACCTCTTCCGTAAGTAGCCATCAAACCAACCAGGCTGTAAGCAACTTAACAGTCGGACCAAACTACACATTTTCTGTGTATGCAAAACCCTTTGGATACAACTGGGTTCGCCTTCAACATGGAGGTTCTTTTGCTTTCTTTAACCTTTCTACAGGTGTTGTTGGGACTACTGGCAGTGCCTCTGGCACTATTGCATCTGTAGGAAATGGTTGGTACCGCTGTTCCTTAATTGCGCCCGCCGCAACCACTACAATTAACCCTGCTATTCGACCCCAAACGGCAGACAACCAGTTTGCAGCATATGCTGGTGACGGCACATCCGGCATCTACATTTGGGGCGCACAAATTGAACTTGGCTCCACCGCCACAGCCTACCAGAAGGTCGTGTCGCAATACGAAGTCACAGAGGCTGGCGTTCAGTCTGCATCCTACCTTGCCTTTGACGGCGTGGATGACGGCATGGTCACGAATACGATCACACCAGCTATCGACAAGGTGCAAGTGTTCGCTGGGGTGCGGAAGCTAAGTGATGCGGCCCAGAAGATTGTTGCGGAGATGTCTGCGACTATTGCATCAAACAATGGTGCTTTTGCTCTTACTGCACCAAACAGTGCCGCTGCAAACTACAACTTCAGCAGCAAGGGAACTACACAGACTGACAATGTGGTAACAACTTATACAGCGCCGATAACAAGTGTCATCAGCGGCCTTGGCGACATTGCAGGGGCATCAAACTTTATCCGTGTAAATGGATCTCAGATTGGTTCAGTGCTGACCACTCAAGGCACAGGCAACTACCTCGCCTACCCGCTCTATATCGGTCGCCGTGGCGGAACTACGCTGCCATACAACGGGCGCATCTACAGCATGATTGTGCGCTTCGGGGCTAACCTGACTACGGGACAGATCACATCCACCGAAAGTTACGTTAATGGAAAGACAGGGGCATACTAATGGATATCGTAACAATCGCTTGCCCGCCTAACTACACTGATCCAAACGTGGCTGAGAATGCACCCATCTGGCTTGATGCCAACGGGGTTGAATACGCTGTAGCCTCTGGGCCATTAGAAGGCTACGTCACAAGCGACCCCATTGAGGCACAGCCTGATCGTGTGAATGTTGTCGTTGGTATGGACGGCCTAGCAGCCTTGGCCGCGATGGGATTAACTGTGAAACTTTCTGAAGCTGAAATCTAAGGGTGAATGGAATGCAGCAGGAGTTAGACTTAATGGAATTGGCAAAACTCCTGCTGCAATTCGCAGTGCTTCCCATCGTTGCGTTCATGTGGGCGCACTACAAGATGACCCAAGGTCATTCAGTTGAGATCGCCGTCATAAAAACTGAGTTTGCGCTGACTAAAGAAAACCATGACCGCGAACTCAAAGAGATCAAGGATGGCTTTACGAACGTCCTAAAAAAGTTGGATGAAATCCAGAGGGATATGCGCAAATGAGCGTGAACAAAGCAACGCTTGATCTGATCAAGCAGTTCGAAGGCTGCAAGCTGACGGCCTATCAAGACATCGTGGGCGTTTGGACAATCGGCTACGGCACAACCGCAATGGCGGGCCTTGGCATCGAGCCGGCCAAGGGCATGACCATCACGCTGGACCGCGCCGAGGATCTGCTGCGCCAGGGTGTTGAAAAATTCGCAACCACGGTTGATGCAATGATCACAACCAAGGTCACCCAAAATGAGCGCGGTGCGTGTGTGTGTTTGGCCTACAACATCGGCCCGAATGCCTTTGCCAAATCCACCGTGCTGCGTGAGCTGAACGCCGGCCACAAGGACAAGGCTGCTGCTGCTTTTCGGATGTGGAATAAAGCTGGGGGGGAGGTGATCCAAGGTCTGGTCAATCGCCGTGAGGCGGAGATCAAGTTGTTCTTAACGCCTGTCACTGCTGACATGCACACCGTTGCCTTGACCGACAAGGAACAGGCCGAATCTACTTTAGCTGCAATCTTTAACGCCATCGTGGCAATGTTTCAGGGAATGAAGAAATGACGGCTACTGAAATCGGCGGCATCGCCCGCGCACTTGCATCTGCACTTGGCGGCTATCTAGTCGGCAAGGGATTGATCGACAGCGAGACGGCCACCACAGTCGGTGGCGCGGCCGCTACGATCATAGTCGCGGTTTGGTCAGTGATCGCCAAGCGCAAAGCATGAGCGCTTTCCTAGCCTCGCTCCTGAAGCCTCTGCTGACATTGTTGACAGCATGGTTCGGGGGCAAGGCGGCTGGGCGCCAGGCTGCCAAGATCGAGGAGCTGCAAAGCTATGCCGACACTTCCAAACGGATCGACGAGGTTGGGCCTGTGCCTGACGCTCACGCTGCTGGTGAGTGGCTGCGCAACCGCGCCAAGCACTAGCGCAATCTGCGATGGCACGGTGCAGAGCAGGACGGATCATGCGGCGGCACTGGTTGCGGATGGTGGTGCGCAGTCGCTGGTTACGGGCGCGCTACTGATCAAGCAGATCGACGCTGGGTGTAGCAAGTGACGCCGCGTCAGCAGCAGATCTACGACGCTGTGCAGCGGCTCGGCAGCAAGAACGCTGCCGCAAGGGAATTGGGCATAGATACAAAGACGGTGCGCTATGCCTGTGCGATGGCAGAGGCGTGGCTCGGCGCTGACGAGGGGATCAAGGCCGCCTTGGAAAGCACCGGCCTGTCGACCGAGACAGGCAAGCACGGCTGGCGCCGCGTCCAGAATAAAGAGACGGGATCATGGGATTCGGTTTTCTGGAAGACCGACACGACGCAGGAAGACATCACGTCTTGGGCCGATCTGTTTCGTGAGGCGCTCGGTGCTGTGCCAGATCCGCTGCCCGCGCCAATGCCTGACGATGTCTCGCATGACCTGCTGCCACGCTACATCATCGCCGACGTACACTTTGGGATGCGCGCTTGGGCTGACGAGACGGGTGCGGAGTATAGCATCGCAATCGCCGCACAACGCCTGGCCGAGGCGTCGGCCACGCTGATCGGCGCGGCGCCGTACACCGATCGGGCGATCATCCTGAACCTCGGTGATACGCTCCACCAGAACTCAAGCGATAACATGACCCCCACAAGTAAGCACATCCTCGATGTCGATGGCAGGTACGCTCAGGCTGCGATGGCTGCCGTCAGGGCGCACGTCAACATGATTGAGGCGGCCAAGGCCAAGCACCGGCAGATCGACGTTGTGATCTTGGCCGGCAACCATGATCCAGACTTCTCGCCAATGCTGTGGATATCCCTATACTTTAAGTACGAAGCCGACGAGCGCGTGACCGTACACCTCAACCCATCTAAAATGTGGGTCATGGAATTCGGCCGCAATATGCTGGCCGCGCATCACGGCGACAAGACCAAGCCAGAGCGGCTGGTGCAGCAGGCGGCCGATGTTCACGCCCCGATCTGGGGGCGTACATACTGGCGGTATCTAGACACCGGCCACATCCATCAGGATTCTGGCAGAGACATTGGCGGGATGTCGTGGGAAAGCCACCGAGCAATCACCACCCGTGACGCAGCTGCGGCAGCATTTGGATATACTGGACGCTCGACCATGAAATGCATTATAGTGCATCGTGAGCGCGGCGAGGTAATGCGCCACACCGCAGCGATAGGATGACGCCATGAAGAAGCCAGGACTGTACGCAAACATCAACGCACGCAAGGAAGCCGGCACGTCTCGGCCGAAAGAAGAAAGCACGATTGACAAGAAGACCTACTCGCTGATGACCCGCAAGGCTGGGCCATTTAAAGAGGGCAAGAAGAATGCCTAAGTCGGCAGCATGGCAGCGCAAGGAAGGCCAAGCGGAAAGCGGCGGCCTGAATGAAAGGGGCCGGCAGTCCTATGAGCGCGCCAACCCTGGTTCGGATCTCAAGGCGCCGGTGAAGTCGGGCGACAACCCACGCCGCGCATCCTTCCTAGCGCGCATGGGCGGCACGGCTGGGCCGGAGCGCGACAAGGACGGCGAGCCAACGCGGTTGCTCAAGTCTCTCATGGCCTGGGGCGCAAGCAGCAAGGCCGATGCGAAGAAGAAGGCTGCGGCGATCAGTGCGAGGAATAAAGCATGAGCGACCTAGAGGCCCACGCCAGCTGGCAGCTGCACAAAGAAATGCCTTTCGGCCTGCGTGCCTCAATGGGGCATGTCGCCAATGGTACTCCGGTGTTTATTTACGGCAGCAATCCTGAAGTGCAAAAAGTCGAAGAGACTGTCTGGTATCAGGGCGGCATTTACCAATACCCAGCATCAGCAATTCAGATGAATCTGTCATCGTCGGACGCGGCCGCCACGTCTGAGGTGATGATCAACGGGCTGGACGCAGACTACATGCCGATCAACGAGGTGATCACCATCACGGGCCAGACGGCTGTGACAACCGTGAAGTCCTACCTGCGCATTCAAAGCGCCTACGTCATTGCCAGAGAGGCGGCCAACCACATCTACATCGGGGTCGGCACTGTCACTGCAGGCGTGCCGGCCACCGTGTATGAGATGATCCACGACGGCCACAATCGCACCGAGAGCGGGCGCTTTACTGTGCCGGCTGGGCGCACGTTCTATATCAACCACGGCACGATCTCGCACGGCTCTGACGCATCCAACGCCTACATCACCGCGCGCCTGATCTACCGCCTGTTCGGGATGCCGTTCCAATCTGCGGCCATCGTCAAC